GTATCCACCGGCGAGATCGCCACTCACCCAAGCGTTCGCAGTCCCATCAAATGCGTTGAATGTATTAGAGTTTGTAGCTAAGTTTGAAGTTGTGAGGGTGTACGGCCCGGTAGACACGTTTGAGAATATATTCGAAGGAGGTTGTTCAGAAACCATAGTGAATTTATTCATGAAAGATCCACCAGAGTCTGTGAGTTCACCGGTAGCTTGATCATAGGTAACCAAGTTCGCAGCCACGTCAGCGACACGGAGGGTATCGATGAAGACGTTACTGTCAAACTTAAGTCGACCACCTAATTCTATGTTTGAGGTCACATCGAGACCCTTAGTGGCACCCGTGATAATAACTTGACCACCGACGTTTATGTTAGAGGTTGTCACGATACTTGTATTACTGTTTTGGAATTGAACAACATTCGATGTTCCGTTACTAGTATTGCACACATCATTTAGACCGTATGCGGGAGTAATTGAAAATACACCCAAGTTTAAGTTACTCGCTGTAACGTTACCATGAACCGTTAGGACATTGGCCCCCGTATCATCTACATGGAGATTTGAACCCACGCTTAAGTTGAAGGTGGGGCTCGTGTTTTGAATACCGACATTACTGTTAGTTACTAAACCTACACCACCACTATCAAATTCATCCGCCGCGTTGAAAATAACCACATTCGATGCGGTATTACCTTGATTTACGATAGATGTGAGAGTTGTTGCAATATTGGAGAGGAGACCACCATCACCTTCAAAACGGGTGGCGTTTATTCTACCGTCTACCCGAATCACACTTTGCCCGGAACTTTCCACTGTATTATCATCGAATATGACTTTATCACCAACACTTAACGTGTGTAAGGGATTCGTGTTTTGAATACCAACATTACTACTTGTTACTAAACCTACACCCCCATAGTGTGTATTCGCTTCAAAAGTGACGACATTGGAAACAACATTTCCCTGGTTTGTGATATCATTCAATGTTGTTGCGATGTTAGAAAGAAAACCACCATCACCAACAAAAAATGTTGCACCGACATTACCAGTAATATCTAGTACATTTGAAGCCGCACCATTTGCTGTCAAGTAACTACCCACGTGTAGGTTACTTAAAATTTCGACTTCACCAGGAAATGACTGGATATTAGTCTTCACCATTTAATAGTACCTGAGAAAATCTTATACACCTTTTTCGTCTATAAGATTTTTGTATATTTGATGGGACTTTGTTTAGTACCCAAAAGTAGCCAGTGTTGTCGAGGTTCCGCCAACTCTCTCAGCTACAGACACCACACTTCCATTTGAATTTGAAGACATATATTCTATAAAGATATCGTATCCATCCTGAGCATCTAGAGCGTTGCTAGTAGTTAAGGTTACCTTGTTACCAGTTGTGGTAACAGTGGGATTCCAAGGATTTGTATTAGTTTGATCACCAAATATGTTTTTAGTACCTACAGCTATGTTCTTTGTTGGGGTCTCCCCGCTCTTACGCCCACCCGAAACTTCTAAAATCATTGTACTAAGATCCTCGTCACCGTCTATGAGTTGTGCGGTGATCTTCGCATAAAAGATATTTGATGTGAAATTTATATCAACTAGGGGAGTTACACCCGTAGTAACAGTTCTAGAAACACTGTATGTCTTTTTAGTGACACCACCAGTGTTTGTGATGAGACCACCAGTGACATATACGTTATTACCTACAGTGAGATTTGAGCTTACATACGCATTACCTACTACATGAAGGTTGGAACTGGGTGTCGCAGTTCCCAAACCAACACTCGCCTCAGATGCATCTACGTACAGAATATTAGAACCAACTTTTAGATCACCCACGCCCGTTAGACGCGCCTTCTCAGTACCAGCGACTGAAAAACGGATGTGTTGAGAAGCTGGTGTATTGAGATGTGTTGGTCCAGTGGCTGTCTGTTTAAGGGCGAAATTGGTAGCACTATTGTGATCGAAATGTGCGAATGTTGCATGATCATCATCTGTTCCGTTATATCCTATGGCAGCGCGACCGAGAAACGATGTTTGATTTGCGTCGGGTCCTGCGTGTATATTTGAGGTCACGTATACATTTCCATTGACATGAACGTTGGCATCCACATTAGCGTTTGTCCCGAAACCCACGTTCCCTACGTTGTAGTAAATGTCTGAGCCCGTAGTGACCCAAGGAGAAGTCACGAATTCCCCATTGGTGTCAAATAAAGTTCCATTAAACTTAATATCACCTTGGACATGAAGGGTTTTTTCTGGTGTGGTTGTACCTACACCAACCTTGTTGTTTACAGCATCTACATGGAAAGTATTTGTATCTACAGTGACATTTGAGGAAATGTATGAATTACCAGTCACTTCAAGATCATAAACCGGGGTCGCTGTTTTAACACCGATTTTACCACTCGTTATTATACCTGTATTAGTGTTTGTAAATTGGACAGTGTTTGAGGTTGTATTACCATTTGCTACTACAGCACCCAAAGTCGTGACAAGACCTGTGAGGGTACTACCATCACCATAAAATTTTGCCGCATAAACATTCCCTGTGACACCTAGACCACCGGCAACCTTAGCTGCACCTGTCGAGGTTGAAGTAGAGATAGTAGTGTCAGTCACAGTGAGATTATCCACCTCGGCACCCTCAAAGTTTACCGCGCTTCCGTGTATAGCACCCACGACACCTAGGCCACCCGCAATTTTGACTGCACCCGAAGTTTTAGAGTTTGTGGATGTTCCATCTGTAACGGTTAGGCTATCTATTTCAGCATCTTCAAAGTTTACATTTGACGCATGAATGTTACCTGAAACACCTATACCGCCACCCACTATGAGTGCACCCGAGGTCTTATTCGTAGTGGATGTAACGTTCTGAATGGTTGCACTATCGAGGATGGCGGCTTCAAAGTTTACATCTTTCGCATGGATATTTTTACCCACACCTAGGCCACCTATGATAGTAACCGCACCGGTTGTTTTACTCGACGCATCTGTACCATCCGTCACCACCGAAGATTTGGAACGGGCGACGGCTACATTTGAATTTCCGTGAATATCTAGTGTATACGCGGGGGCCGCAGTGAGTACACCCACACGATTGTTTACTGAATCCACATGGAAAGTACTCGTATCTACTGTAAAATCATTTTGAACTTGGAGGTTACCTAAAACATCTAGTGTTACAGTGTTGCTATCAGCATCAATTTGAGTATCCGTATGTTTATTTAGAGTATAACCAATTGAAAGGCGTTCGGGGGATTCATCACCATGATGCGCTATGGCGATATTGTGTCCGGGATATTCCATGATGATACCCACATCGAGGGCCGTTTGGGTGTTATTATTCGCGAGGGTCAATATCCGATCTTGAATGACTGTATTATTTGAATCAACTACAAACACATTACCCGTTTGAAATATATTACCAGTAACTTGAAGACCACCCGAAATAATTATATCCGGTCCACTTTTAGTTATGATCGAATCTTCTAAAAACTTTGTAGAACCTACGATTGGAAACTTATCAACACTGAGACCCACTATAGCAATGTTACTTCCCAAGGTCAAATTAGAACTGACGGAAACATTTCCATCTACAACCACAGTGTTTGCACCATCCTCGTTTACATAGAAATTTGTACCAACACTTAGGGTATGACCGGGTTCAGTGTTGGCTATACCAACATTCGAGTGAGAAACAAAACTTGTTTCTGTTCCAGTGAATTGAATAATATTTGAAGTTGTATTTCCATTTTCAGAGATGGATTGTAAATTTGTTGCGATATTTGAAAGAAGTCCACCGTCACCCACGAATCTAGATGCGTATACATTATCCGTGACACCGATACCACCCGCGACGATTACCGATCCGGTAGTTTTAGACGTGGATAAGGTTGTATCTTCGATTGTCAAACTATCAGCCACGACATCTTCAAAATTGACATGTGTCGCGTGAATGTTACCAGCAACGCCTAAACCACCAGCTAGACGCACAGCGCCAGTGGTTTTAGAAGTTGTGGAAGTTGTATTGGTTACATGAATACTGTCGGCTTCAACACCTTCAACATTCACCGCACTTCCGTGTATAGCGCCAGTTATACCTAGACCACCTGTGACTATGAGAGCACCCGTGGTTTTCGAGTTTGTGACTGTGGTATTAGTTACCTTAGTAATACCATCTAACTCAGCTGTAGAACCAAACAATGCACCAGATATACCTACACCACCAGTGACTTTGAGAGCACCGGTTGTTTTAGAAGAAGATACTGTTGAATCAGTTACTAGGATACTATTAGCTGTCGCGTCTTCGAAATATGTATTTGTCGCGTGAATATCACCTACGACACCTAGACCACCAGCAACCTTGAGAGCACCAGTTGTTTTGGATGAAGTCGCTGTGGTATCGGCGATGGATACATTTGAGGTCACAAACACATTACCTACGACATGTAACTCAGCCGAGGGTGTCACCGTTCCAAGTCCTACGGACTTGTTCCCTACATCCACATGTAAAGTATTAGTATCCACGGTTAAATTAGACGACACGTAGACATTACCAACCACATGAAGGTTGGCATCAGGTGTTTTTGTCTCAACTCCAACACTATGAGTCAATGAGTCCACGTGTAAAGTATCTGTATCCACGGTTAAATTAGACGACACGTAGACATTACCAACCACATGGAGGTTGGCATCAGGCGTTTTTGTCTCAACTCCAACACTATGAGTCAATGAGTCCACGTGTAAAGTGTCTGTATCAACCGTTAAGTTAGAACTCACATAAGTATTACCCACAACATGAAGGTTTGCATCGGGTGTCTTTGTCTCGACTCCCACACTATGTGTCGTCGTGTCCACATGGAATGTATCCGTATCGACTGTTAAGTTTGACGACACGTAAACATTACCCACCACGTGGAGATTGGCGTCGGGTGTCTTTGTCTCGATTCCGACAGAATTTGTTGTAGAGTCAACGTGTAAAGTGTCTGTATCAACAGTAAGATCTTCGGAAATATAGGCGTTACCCATTAAGTGAAGAGTAGCATCGGGAAAATTCGTTTCAATACCAACAAAATGTTTGTTTGTATCTACATGGAGAGTATTTAGATCCACGGTAAGATTGGAACTCACATAGACATTACCAACCACATGGAGGTTGGCATCCGGTGAAGCATTGTTAATACCAACACTTTCCGTGAATGAATCTACAAATAGAGTATCAGTGTCTACGGTCAGGTTTCTAGAAATATGAACATTGTTCTCAATAGTGTTTCCATATGTAAATTCTTTCGACCCGGCATTATACATTAGAATGTTCGAATTGTTCACGTTCCTCACCGGATTTATAAAAAGTGCATTTTGTGTGGTTGAATTATTAAACCCCGCCGCATCTGTACCACCATTTATGATAACAGATCCAGCAGCTTGACCCGTTGGGTATCCCGCGTAATACCCTATAGCTATGGCACCCTCACCTTGATTAAACTTACCCGCACCATCACCAATAGCGATGGATTTCTGACCCTGATTTTGGCTACCAGCATCTTTACCTAAAGCGATTGAATTATCTGCTTGATCTTGACCACCGGCGTTTTCACCGATGGCGATAGAATACGCAGCTTGATTTTGAAAAGCTGCTTTCTTACCCACGGCTATAGAATTAAAACCTTGATTGGTTTCACCGGATCTTTCACCAATGGCTATGGAAGACTCTGCTTGTGTGACACTACCCGCTTGATAACCAATCGCTACAGAGTTGGATTGTTGGTGTTCATAACCAGCTCGGTACCCCAAAGAAATGAGATGTGCGTTCGAACTTGGGTGAATGGTAGCACCCGTATCTGTACCTATGAGTAAACGATCATACCCAGAATTATCCACGCGCCGAGTAGCGGCGATTGTTCCATTTACATCGAGATCTTTTGTAGGATTGATTTGATTTATACCAACTCGGTTTGATTCAACATCTACATGAAGTGTATTTGTGTCAACCGTTAAATTAGAAGTCACATAGACATTACCGACGACATGAAGTTCTGCGGATGGGGTCAATGTATTAATACCCACTTTATCAACACCCGAATCTACGAATAAAGTATCTCCGTCAACGGTCAAGTCGGCGGAAATACTTGTATTACCAGTGACCACCAAAATATTTGAACCAAATTCATCTACAAAGAGGTTTGAACCCACATCTAAAGTGTGTATGGGACTCGTATTTATAATACCAACATTTGATTCCGTGAAAATTTGACCGTACACGTGGACGTTAATATCTTGAGTTGTGAGAGGTGTAATCGTATGATGATTGGCACTCGATTGTGTGTATCCAATCGCAAATTCATTCGAACTTTCTAGGTACCCCAAAGCAATATTTGAACCTGGGCGTGTCATCACAAAACCTAGATCGAGTGACGCATCCCCAACCACATTATCTTTACCAATTTCCAATATCGCATCTCGTATCACAGTATTATTAGAATGTAAAGTTGTGACCAGTCCATTAAATGTTGCATCTCCATCGACTACTAAATTATTTTGTATATATGTACTCCCTAAAATTCGCACTGTATTAGATGCGGTTTGATTTACAAACACTTTAGAACCAACAGAAAGTGTATCAGTTGGTAAATTATTAGAGATGCCAACATTCGAAAGTGTTGTGGCGGAGGTGATTGCATTATTAAAAGAAACTATATTTGATGTAACATTCCCGTTAATCACGGCCGCTTCGAGTGTAAAATTAAGAATATCTTCCGCAACTGCACCAGAGTCCATCATTTCCTTCGTCACTTGATTGTACGCCAGTACACTAATATTTCTATCCGACAGATCCGTACGTAAACGTAGAGGTGTTATGTATACAGAATCCGTAAAAGGTGTATCAATTTCCCCTTCACTCGCATTAAACACAATCGTGTTTTCTGCCTGGTCATTGGTACAATTTTTACCGAATCTAATTTTCGTGGAACGTTCCACGGTCGGCAAGTTCTTGACCATTTAATATAGAATGTCATTTTAATTTGCATAAAGAAGTCCCGCCATACCATTCTCGATGCGTAACACGTTGTAATTTACGGCATATATAGAGTCAGTGATGTTCATGGTCTCACTCGTGATTTTGGCTGAACTTAACCGACTAAAATTCAGTGTACCAGTGGGCTGATGGGAGCTCGTAGAAAGGCAAAACGGATACAAGAAAAAATCGGGGGAGGCCACAAAGTTAGTGTGGTAGTAATGTGTCACATCAATGAAATGTGGTTTTCCCCATCTATAATTTCCAACATCCATACCATTAATACTGAGTTTTACCCTATTTGTGGGTGAAGTAAGAGCACTATTTGTTGTTGTATTAGAAGATGCTAAATACTTCACAGGGTGATTAAATGTGAGTTCTTGGAGAGTTGTCCCAGAACCAATGTTCTTTTGAACTTGGGTTATTAACATATCGTGTTTACGAGAAGCTATGTTTCCACGCTCTTCATTATCCAAATAGATGTAGTTTGCAAACACTTCTATATTTTTGTTAGTGACATCTGGTCCCCAATAAATGCGGAGCTCTATATTATGGTAATTGAGGGCTACCAATGGGAGGGCTGATTGTGGTGTTTCACAGAAAAAAAAGCGGAGAGGGTAAAAAAATGATCGAGCAGAGATACCCGGGTGTGTACCTTGAGCACTTCTAGATACGTTTTGTGCGAATGTATCCACGGCGATATTTTCGGTAAATACAGAATCTTGTGTATCAATTACAGATCCCCCTATCAGAAGCTCTACTTTCTCGATGATGTTATCCCACCTTTGCGAATCGAGAGCTTGTGTGTTGTCATCCATCGTCAGATAGACATAACTGAGAAGATCACCAGTTCTTTCGAACTGGACACTTGACATAGAATTACTTTTCACACTTCCATGGATCGTTTGTTTTTCGATGGATTGTGAAAAATTGGAGTGTCGTTTAAAGACTGAACTAAAAAACGATATCTCAGGTTTACCCATGATATATTCATCCTGGGCACCAACGGCAATAAGTTGAGTGATACCAGCGGACATCGTTTACTTTATAAAGAGAAAATTACATATTACTTTTCCTACACATGAATCGGAGGACTAAAACATTTTTATCCGAGGCGGTCGAACGAACGATTGTGTTACCATCCTGATTACGAATTGTAACATTAAATCGATCTAAACGGCGAATGGGGTCTATGTACTGAGTGAAAATCGGATACTCATCTTTAAACTTGACTACAGTAGAAGAATCGGATACGATACTAGCAAAAGAACCTCTAAGAACGCTCATAGAAGCCTGACCGGTCAGTACATTGGATGCACGATCAGAAAAAATAGAATCGAGTTCATCTATTGAGACATAACAGTGTTCTGTAGCAGTAGTTGTTCGAATACGAGCACCCAATAATTTAGCCTGAACAACATTTTTCAGTGGTTGTTGAAGATAACATGTGAAGGTGTTTGCACTACTTTGACCAATCGAATCGATCGTGATGGTGTGATATTCATAGTTGAGATCTGGGGTCGCCATTTATAGTTAGCTTAGATTAAAGATCCACCAATTCCATCTTCGATGGCATACCCAGCATGTTCACCGACAAGCTGTTGAGCACCGCAAACACCACCGGGTGTGAGACCTGTGGTGTAAGCACTTCCCTCCTTACCTTGACCGGGGGCACATTCGATCTTGTTCTCGAGATCAAACATGGACTTTTCATTCACAGTCTTGATAATAATAGGCATGGGCTGGTAGTTGCTGATATTCTTGTTGGCACTCAGGGCAAAAATGATCACCAATAAAATGGCGATGGACATGAGAGCGTTGCGGTTCTGCTGGTTAAGCTTAAACATTTATAATAGACCAATATATTTTTTCTAAACTGCGTTAAAGGTATTTTTTTAGTTTCCATATAGAGAGTAGATGGACGAAGAAATTGTAATCGATCGAGGATCCCCAAATGTGATGAAACTAGATGCAGATGAACAGGCCCTGATGGATGAGATTGAAATATCGGCTCCTCGTCCTCAGCGTGTTCCACGACCCACGAACCATATGTCCAGACCCGCACCCCAGATGCAGCAAGAAGCGATGGATGCTTTCGCGAACCCTAATAAGCAGAATGCTCCACCCCCACCGGGTGATGACGAGGAGATTGACTATGGTGAGGATGAACCAACCTTTTTTGATGATGACATGAACATGGGTTCTGGTCAGCAGGATGAGCAACCTTCAAAAGGTTATGGATCTATTGATGAAGAGAAGGCTGATTTGATTAATAAACTTGGTCGGTTAGAGAAGAAGGGTTTTGCTGTGAATAAGCGCCTGAATGCGTATTCGAATGTTGATGAACTTCGTTCTGAAGTGAAGAGGATTACGTACAGTATAGATGTCGAACAGTCTGTCCGATTTTCTAGGCGAATGCTCGTCGCCTGTGTAACAGGTCTCGAGTTCCTGAACAAGAGGTATAACCCATTTGAGGTTCAGTTAGAGGGTTGGTCTGAGTCTGTTATGGAAAATGTGGATGACTATGATGGTGTCTTTGAAGAACTCTATGTGAAGTACCGATCCAAGGTGAATATCGCCCCAGAGGTCAAGCTGATTATGATGCTCGGTGGCTCTGCTATGATGTTCCATCTTACCAATAGTATGTTCAAATCGGTGATGCCCAATATGAACGATGTCATGAAGCAAAACCCCGATCTCATTAAGAGTATGATGAGCGCTGTTCAGAACACCACCCGGAATACCGATGGCCCATCAGTCGATGCACCCGTCGGTGGCACTGGCCAATACGAGATGAAGGGTCCCGGACTTGATATTTCTAGCCTCATGGGTGGAATTTCTATGCCACCCCCACCTCCCATGAACACCAATCTGGGAATGGCGGGTACCATTCAAGAAGAGGATGACGATGATGTTTCCGATATCATCTCCGTTTCTGGTGACTCGACGGGTGGTGAGGTTCGACAGGTAAATGTC